CGCCATTGCAGCTGTCGCCGCGATGGTTGCATCAGCGGTGCTGCTTTACACCGCCTACGCAGTGGGCAAGTGGACCTTGAAGGCCTTCGGCCTGATCGGCGGCAAGTAAGCCTCTTTTGAACAGGGCAGGGCGGGGAAACCCGCCCTTTTTTATATGACCGGAACAGTTCTACTCATCTGGTACATGATGGCCGCCAAGGTCATCGCGGACGGCCTGCGGTGATGCGCGGACTCGGCCAGTATTTCGCACGCGCGGTGGTGAGGCGAGTTGCCTATGTCGTCGTGGCTGCATGTTTTGGGCTGCTGCTGCAATTGTGCAGTGGCAGCGCGCATGCCGCTGTTAATCAGGGTGAAGCAAATTACTTGTGCAACGCCGACGGCGCAAAAATGGTCGCCGGCTCGCCCAATCAGTGGCGCAATCCTCGATGCGTTCCGCTTAGCGGCAGACGTGTCTTTGAGGGGCACATTGAGCGCAACTTTTCTGACGGATGGGCAGAAACAACCTACGGACAATGGGTCTGGGATGAGGGTCAGACGTGCGAGAGCCTCAATGCATCCGCTCCGCTAGGTGACAGTGGTGCCAACCTCGCGCAAGCTCCTAGCACGTGCTACGGGGGCTGCAAGGTTGCAGGCACGCCCATATCTGGGCAAGCCGGTGGTGTTACGACCTATGGCATGGTCAACCGGTACTACACGGGCGACGTGTGCTCTACCCAGAACAACAGCAACGCGCCGATTGACGCGAAGCAGGAAGTGCAGGAACAGACTAAAGAGAAGCCGCCTGAGTGTGTTGGCCTCGGCAGCGGGCAAACCGGGTGCATGAAGCAAAACGGCGACTACTGCGCTACGGCATCCACTGGCAAGACGTTCTGCTGGAAGCCCAGCGAGACCGGGAAGAAAACAGACGGCGATGACAGCCAGGGTAAAACGCCTAAGGGTGATCCTGTGACGCCTCCACCGATCCCGCCGCCCGATGGTGAGTGGCAACGCACGGATGGGCACCAACAGACCACATGCGTCAACAACACGTGCACCACGTATAACGTGACGAACTACGTCAAGGTCCCTAGCGGTAGTTCTAACAACGGTACCGGCGATAACACTGTTGATGGCAGCGGCAATACCTCTGGCAACGGGACGAAGCCGGGCAACGATAAACAGGGCGACAAGGACAGCAAGGACAGCGCGACCGATAGTGGTAACTGCAACGCGTCGCCTATCTGCGTCGGTGACACCTTGAAGTGCTTGCAGCTGAAATTCACGTGGAAGATTCAATGCAATACCGATCGCGGCGAAGTGACGGCTGGTGTCACTTGCAGCGATGGCGACGTGCCCGTGTGTGCTGGCAAGAGTTGCAAATCTGCGGAGTATTCCCAGGTGTTGCAGGCCTGGCGCACGCGGTGCGGTCTCGAAAAAGAGCGTGACGCAGCGAAGGCCGATTCCGATCGTGGATCAGCAGATGCAGCTGGCGATGACGAAAAGGGCGAGGTGGCAAAGCTGTGGGCATCAGACGGCAAGCCTGGTCCCCATTTCGACCAAACGCGCTTGAGCATCGGCGGCGGTGATTTGCTCGGTGGCAACATCGACATCATGGGCACGCCGTTCACGCTGAACGCGCAGTTCTACGACGCTCTCTCGATCATCAAGAAAATTGTCATTGCGTCCGCGATGGTGGCCGCGTTCGTGATTCTTTGGAGGTCCTAATGTCTTGGTTCTCGTTCGATGTTCCGTGGCTCGGCGCGCTCGGCGGACTGCTCAACAAGCTGATGAAGCTCAAGCTGGCGCTGTGGACCGCCAAGGCGCTAGGCGCGCTCGGTTTAGGCTTTGCAGGCAAAGCGTTCGTGTACGACCCGCTGATTGACCAGGCCGTCAGTGCCTGGCAGCTGGTGCCCCCTCTGGCCGCCAATTGGGTGCATGCGCTCGGCCTCGACACTGCTATTTCAATCATCCTCAGCGCTTACGGCATCCAGGGCGTGCAGCGCGTGTTCCTCACCCGTGCAAATCAGGCTCGCGACGAATGATCGGTGATACCGCCTCTATTTCCCTGTTGACCGGTTTGCCTGGGTCTGGCAAGTCGCTACGGATGACCCAGCGCATTGTGGAGTTGGTGGAGCAGGGTGCGCACGTCTACACGTGCAACATCAATGGGATCAGCGTGCCCGGCGTCACGCCGTGGGAAGATCCAACGAAGTGGCGCGATCTGCCTGCCGGCGCAGTGCTCTTCGTTGATGAGGCGCAGCAGTATTTCCGCGCGCGGCGTGGCGGTGAGCCGCCTGAGTACATCAGCGCGATGGAGACGATCCGTCATTTGGGTGTGCGCCTGGTGCTGGCAACGCAGCAGCCTAACTACCTCGACACGCACCTGCGGGGCCTGGTGGGCTTCCACGAACATCTGTTGCGGCAGTCGGGTAAGGATCAGACCTTCATCTTTCGCAATCATCAGGTGATGGATGAGGTGCGGCTGGGCCTTAAGCGCATCAAAGGCTTGTACGACTATCAGCTGTGGAAGCTGCCGGAGAAATATTTCAAGTACTACAAGAGTGCGGAGTTGCACACGGTCAAGTACCGCATGCCGTCTCTGCTGAAGAAGGTCCTCATCACCGGGCCGATTGCCATCATTTTAGGCCTCAGCGTTTTCGGGTGGCTGTTCTGGAAGGGCATCCATGGAAAAGCGGAGGCGGACGAGCTGGCCAAGACTGCGCCTTCGGCGCAGCCGGGCCAGGCGTCCGCCGGAGCGCCATCGGGTAGCACCGCCAGGCGAGCCATCGCAAGCGGTGAGGACTACATGCGCGAAATCACACCGTTGGTGCAGGACGTGCCGTGGTCAGCGCCAGGCTTTGCGGGACGCGAGTTCCGTGCAGATCCGCACATGTTCTGCATGAGCAGTGACAACAGCTGCCGTTGCGTCACCGAGCAGAACACACGCGTGGTGGTCCGCGATGATGTCTGCCGCGATGTGGCGCGTTGGGGCGAGCCTTACAACCCGTATAAACCCCCGCAGGAGCGTCGCGAGTACGCCAGGACGGAGCAGGGTAAGGATGAGCAGCCCGAGAAGCCTGCAAAGCAGCAGGAAGCGCCAGCTGGAACGGTGGTCAGCAAAGGCGTGCGGGTGCAGGGCACGTTCCCCGAATCGCCGGGGAGTCATCCAAGCACGTATACGCCAGCCACGACGCTCGAAATGTAGTAGCTAGCACGGCTCTCTAACCTGGGTCCAGCCATTAGACACGCGTTTCAGCCTGCGTCCTTCGATGCAGCGCTCCCCGGCCTTCAGTGGTGAGGGAACGTAGGGCTCGGTTTGCGGCGCTTCCTGCCAGATCTGCCTCCGTAAGTTGGCCAGATCCCTAGCGTCCTCTGCATCGATCTGAGCCACCTGGCGATCAAGTTCCCGCTTCTCTGCTGGTGTCATTGGGCGCATCAGCTCGGCTGTCATGGCTGCGGCTTGTCTGCGAGCGTTCCATTCGATGAGACCAACGGCCACGACAACCAGCGCAACAAGACATACGGTTGCCTTGAGCCAGAAATCCGATTCATTGGTCGCGGGGCGTGTCGGGCCACGATAGGTGCGAGGGCGGAATTCGACTTCTTCGAGTCCTGCGGGCTTTCCCAGTGTCGGTTCTTGGCGTTCCATGCTTCCCCCTGTTTGTGGGCGCATTGTAGCCCCGGGGGTGTAGGGGGCATCAGCCCCCTACGGTGACGCTTGTCTCAGCCAGCGCGACCGAAGTGGCGTTCCCGCCAGTCCGCTAGGTCCACTACGACCACCTTGATCATGGACTGCTGAACCGCCTTGCGTTTTGCGTTCCTATTGCGTGCCGAATCTCGGATGTCGCAGGCATTGGCATGCCAGAGCAAGCCGCGCAGGCGAAGTTCTGGGATGCGTTCACCAGTAGGCGCAACAAGATCTCGACCCGCCAATCTCCATCCAGCCCAAGGGCCTGTGAGTTCCACGTGGTTCCGGACGACGCGGCGGTGCAGATCCTCTGCGCAACTGTTTGGGCATTGCGTCCCGACAGGCCAGCACGGCGGGCGTTGGTCTAGGTCGTAGGTATCAGTCATGCGGCGAGTTCCGTTTCGCGAGGGGAACGGTTCGGCAGGCAAGTTTTGATCCAAAGCCAGATCCAGCGTAGCCGAGCCGATGCCGCGCCAATAACCGATTTCGCATAATGTATATTATGTCAGAAGCTCATCCAGAGTTAGCTAGGACACCTCACCCACCAACTGCTCGACATAAGCCCACGTCGGTGGGCTGCAACAGTTGCAGACATTGATCGCGCGTGACGCCTGCAGCCACTGCTCGCCGTCTTCCAATGCATCGGCCGCCAGTGTGTACTTCCCATTGGCTGGATCGCTCTCAGCCTGCGACCTGCGCCTGATGCTGGCCGGCATCCAGACCATCGGCATGCCGGCGGATGACGGCGCCACGCAGACCCTGGAAGCCATCCTAGGCCGCTCGCTACGGATCTACGAGCACACGGTTGGAATGCCTGTCTCGACATCATCGGCCTACGTTGGCTGACTAGGCTACACGGAGCAAGGGCCGCCAGGTGTCAGAGTAAGGCGTATGACAGCAGGCTCAATACCAATAGATGCCCCATGTAGTAAAAATAGAACGCCCGGCGCGAGCGCGGAACCGGTATTCGCACTTTGGCAAGTAACAGCAACGGCAGCGCCAGCAATCCCCAGGGGGTGTCGTTGACCAAGCACAGCAGCCCCACCGGCAGCACTATCAGGACCAGCGCCAGGACGCCTCTGGACAGGCGCCATTGCCATGGGTTACGCCAGAACACCCAAGCGCACAGTACGATCGCCAGTCCACTCCATCGATAGTCAACCGCCGCTGGCGCCAATAGCGCGCATAAAGCAAAGAACACCCAGCGGCTGCGCTCGATCGCCAGAATGCACACTGCCGCCAATGCAAAAGACAGCAGAACGTTGAGCGGAAACACGCGCTGAAACGCGATGGCTGCAACCGGCGTGGCGATAAGACCCCAGAGAAACAGCCGCTTTACTGACTTCTCGACATCCGCTTTGGGTTGGGCAAGGTTATAGGCGAGCACCAGCGCAAACAGCGGAAATGCCACCCGCCCTAATTCTGTTACGACTGGCACGTATCCGATCGCAAGAATTTTCAAGGCGTGATCGCCTGTCATGCAGGCGGCAGCTAACCACTTCAGGAATTCGCGTCCACCGCTGGTCACCGATGCATCTCGCTTTGTGGCTCGGGTTCCGGCTGTTTTCTGCCGGTCGTTCTAGGACGCAGGCGCCAATTTCGCCCGTGGCGTCGCTGGCATTGGTCACTGAGCCGCAGGATCATTCGCCATCACCGCACCGCTCCGTTGTCTTCCTGCAACTCGCGCTTGAACGGCACATCCGGCGGCGGTCTGGCAGTGGCCGGCTGATCGTTGAGGTTGGGGTCGCTGAGACCGCAGCCGCCACCAAATTGCAGCAGCGACACCACGCAGCTTATCTTGGTGGTAGTGCCGGGAATCGGAATCTCGATCTTCTTCAATCCGCGGCGCACCCATTCCTGCAATAGCGACTGGTTCGGCATCCAGTACTTGTCCAGCGAGGTCGGCGTGTAGCCATACGGCGGCCGCTTGAGCCAGGTGCCGCCCTGGGCGATCTGATCGCGGGTCCAGGTGTCGGTTTCGCTGCCCGGCGGCCCACGATCGCCCGCGCCGCTGCCGGTATCGCCGCTGCCGGCCACCCGCACACTGCCGTCGCTGTTGAAGACACCATCGCGTTGGCCGTTCGCACCGCTGCTGTCGCCGCGCCGGTTGCGGTCGGACTTACTCCAGTCGTCGGCATTGGCCGCGACATCCCAGCCGCCGCTACGGTCGGCCGCTTGCGGGCCGGCCTTGCTGCTGGCGGCAAGCGTGGCAGCGGAAGAGGCTGCCGCCTTGTCGGCTTGCGCCGGTGTGGCCGATTTGGCCTGCGTGGTTTGTGGTGCCGAGCTGGCTGGCGAAGCCTGCGCAGCAGGTGGGCTGGCCGTCGCCGACGAGGTTGCCGGCTTGGCCGGTGCCGGTTGAGCTGGCGGCGCGGGCGGTACCAGCGCTGGTTCGGGGACGCTGGGCAGCTCGGTGGCACGCACCGCAACCTCAGGCATGCGCACGCTGGGCGCAATCTCGCGCGGCCGGATCGACGGCGCGGTCAGCTGGGGTCGGTCGGGCACGACGATCTCGCGCTCGCGCACCTCCGGTGCCGTTGCTGCGCGCACCGCCACTTCAGGCGCGGGGCCTTGCAGCTCGCGCAGAGCCGGCCGCTCGGTCACGGTCTGAATGTCGCGCTGACGCACCTCGATCTGCGGTGCCGACGGCGCCACGGGACGTGGCGCCACGGTGATGCTTGGCCGTGGCGGCACCACGAAATCGGTCGTGGCGATCGGTGTTTCGGTTACCTGGAGTGGCGATTCGATCGTGACCGGCGGCACCTGCACCGTCACTTGCGGCACATCAGGCGCCACCGGTTCGCTGGTAGCAGCGACAACCGGTTCGGGTGCGGTATCCATTGCTTGCGCCGTGCTGGCTGACTCCGTGGGATCGGTTGCTTGCGGCGGAATCGTGGGTTGCGTAGTCGCGCCGGCCGGATTCCCGCTTGCTGCGCTGGCGTTCTTCGCCGTGACCGCCTCGCCGGTCGCAGGCGAGGCAGCAGCGGACGGTTCCCCCTGCCCGCCCCCCTGCCCGCCCCCCTGCTCGGCCGCGCCATCGCCGATGAGGGTCATCCGCACCCGCGACTCCGCGCCTTGGGTGGTCTCCTCCTGCGCCCAGCGCACGGTGACGACCCAGATCAGCAAGGCGACAAAGCCGATGTGGATCAGCAAGCTGCCGAGCAAGGCGAACCAGTGCTGCGTGCGCTGATCGCGCGGGCGTGGATCCCAGTGTTGCCACCACAGGCTGCGGAACGCCTGGAACGGCGTCAGCAGCCGCGCAGCGCCAGTGCCATCCGCAGTCGATGGACGCGCCAGCAGCACATCCATCACCTGGTCGTCGCTGAATGGCGCCGCTGCATCGCCAAGGCTGCGCATCCAGATCGCCCAGCCGTACGGCAGCCCGGTGCGCCGATCCAGAATGAGCTTGGCCGGCAT